TGCAGATCCGCCGTATTTGCTTGAAACGCGCAGCGGAAAGCAGTATCGGCACGAAATGACAGACGCAGACCACGAGGCATTGCTGGCAGCGCTGAAAGCGCACCCGGGGCCGGTCATCCTATCCGGGTATCATTCGCCTATGTATGACAGTGAACTGCACGGCTGGAACATCATCGAGCGGAAGGCCTATAACCAGAATGGAAATAGGCGCACGGAAGTGCTCTGGTGCAATTACGAAATACCGACATTGATCTGATAAGGAGGACAACATTGAAATGAACAGGCTTACGTTTGACGGCAATTTCTGCGAAATTGCTCAGTGCCGGGAGCTGCCGTGCACGCACGGTGGTAGCTGCACACAGCGAAAGGTGTGGGAAAAGCTCAAAGCCTACGAGGATCTCGGCTTAGAGCCGGAGGACTACAAGTGCACCTTAAATATAGACATTATTGTCCGCGCGGCGGCTATTGCGCTTGGCGTGCCGGTCGAACAACTATGCAATATAGTGAAGCTTGGGAAGGCCGGGCGCTTGATGGTACTGCCGGAAAAAGGAGAAAGCGATGGCTGAATACGCGAAAATCGAAACAGCGATGGTAATCATATGCGATCTGTGCGGAAGTTTATATCCGGACGGATATTCCCAGGAAAAATGTGGTTTGGGGAAATGCGATTGGATGGAGTATCTCAAAGAGACCGCCGCCGACGTTGCGCCGGTGGTGCATGGGCGGTGGGCGCATCTTGGCGGAGACGAGTGGTGCATGGGCGGTGGGCGCATCTTGGCGGAGACGAGTGGTGCTGCTCTGCGTGTGGATTTGTTATCACCACTGAGGGCAGTTGGGATAAGCCAACTAAAAAATATTGTGAGGATTGCGGCGCGAGAATGGACGGTGACGACGATGCCAAAGCGGATTAACCCGCGCCGGAGACCGGCGACGATGGCAGACGTGCAGCGCGCAAAGGATACGGCGACGGCGGATGCCTGCCGCGTGACGCTGGCGATCTTTTTCACGGCGCTGCTGGACAAGGAGGGCATGGACGCCGAGCAGCTCCAGCGCATCTGGCACGAGGTCGAGGCGCTGTCGGAGAGCGTGCGGGACGGATATGTCTCCGCGACCGACCTGATCCGCGTGCTGCGCGAGGAGTACGAGATCAACATTGTAGGAGGATGACGGATGCTCATCAGCAGAGATTTACAAACGTCGCTTTTTGCCGACAACCCCGAGTACGACGATTTCGTCGCAAAATTTGAGCCCAAAAAGACGACGGACGACTGCTACACGCCGCTGCTTGTCTACGATGCCATCCGTGACTGGGCGTGCGAGCAGTATGGTATCGATCCGGGCAGTATCGTCCGACCATTTTATCCGGGCGGAGACTACGAGGCGTTTGACTATCCGGACGGATGTGTCGTGCTTGATAATCCGCCGTTTTCGATCCTGTCACAAATCTGCGATTTTTATCTCAGCAGAAGCATCCCGTTTTTCCTTTTCGCGCCGAGTCTCACAGCGTTTTCCGGGAAAAATGTGGCTATGCGAATGAACCACATTGTCTGCGACGCGGATGTAATTTATGAAAACGGCGCGTGCGTTAAGACGGCCTTTGTGACAAGCTATGGCGGTGATATCGTGGCGCAGACTGCACCGGATCTCAGAGCAAAGATCGCCGAGGCGGTAAAAAAGATCAAAGCGATGACGACGGCCACAAAACCAAAGTACATTTATCCGGATCACATCGTCACCGCTGCGATGCTGCAAAGATACAGCAAGTACGGCGTCGATTTCCGGGTGCGGCGCGGGGACTGCGTGCTGATCGCAGCACTCGATGACCAGCGCCGCGCGGGAAAAACCATTTTCGGCGGCGGCCTGCTGCTGTCCGAAAAAGCTGCGGCGGAGAAAGCTGCGGCGGAGAAAGCTGCGGCGGAGAAAGCTGCGGCGGAGAAAGCTGCGGCGGAAACGTGGAGGCTGTCGCCGCGCGAAAAAGCGATTATTGCGGCCCTGGGAGGCATGGATGGCAAAAACAAAACGACTTAAAAAGCAGACGGCCGGCCGGCTGGTGCTGGCTGTGTGCTGCGAGACGAATACGGGACCGACATCATAGGAGGATAAGCAATGAACAGATTGGACACACTGAAGGCCGCAGCCGAATGCGTGTGCGGCAGCCGGGAAGAAGACTACGGCAGCCCGGAGGACAACTTCGCCGTGATTGCGGCGCTGTGGACGGCATACACCGGCACGGACATCACGCCGAAGGACGTGGCCATGATGATGGCGCTGTTAAAAATCGCCCGCGCGAAAGCGGGCGGCAAGCCGGACACCTACGTCGATCTGGCTGGCTACGCCGCGTGTGGGGCGGAAATTTCGGCGCGAGAGCCAAAGAAAGGCGTGAAGCGCACGGCAGCTACCACTGCGGCGAACATTGGCACAGGAGCGAAAAAAACGGCATCCTGCGTGAAGCTGCAGCGAATGGACGGCTACTATCTGGTGGATGTGGACGGAAATCCGCATCGCTTTACGCTGTGGGAAACCGCGATGCAGTTTATCCGCGAGCACGCCGGTGAGCTGACGTGACGGCGGAGTTTGTGATCCCGACGAGGCTGCCGGGAATGAACGAGTACACCGACGCCTGCCGGCGGCACGCGCAGGTGGGCGCGAAGATGAAGCACAACAACCAGGAGATCGCCGCGTGGGCGATCCGGTCGCAGCTGCGCGGGGTGAAGTTCACGAAGCCGGTGGAGATCACCTACACGTTCTTCGAACCGAACCGGCGGCGGGACAAGTCAAACGTCGCGGCGTTCGGCGTCAAGGTGATCGAAGACGCGCTGGTGATGTGCGGGGTGCTGAAGGACGACGGCTGGGCATACATACAGGCGTTTACGTCGCGCTTTGCGCTGGACAAGGAAAAACCGCGCATCGTGGTGCGGATCACGGACGAGGGCACGGAATAAAGGGGAAGCTCCGGGGCGGAAGCCTCGGAGCTTTTGCCCGTTTTTTATCAACACACAGCATCACAGGCGCGGCTTGCGCACGGGATAGATGGCAGATGCTGCGGGATAGATAAGCGCGGGCGGCATGATGTACGATGGGCGCGGAGGTGCGATGATGGTGTACCAGGATTGGGATGCTTTGAAAATGGAATATGTCACCACAAAGACGACCTATGCGAAGCTGGCCGAAAAGTACGGCATCAGCATCAGCCAGATCAAAATCGTGGCTGCACGTGATGGGTGGACAAACGAGCGGAAAAAGTTCGCCGCACGCGTACAACAAAAGGCGTACAAAAAGGCGTGTAACCACGAGGCCGACCGGCTCGCGCGTCTGATCACAGCCACAACGGGCGCGATCGACGTGGCGATGCGTGCGATCGGCGACGACGAGCAGTTTAACCGCTACCTGGTTGAGCGGCGCGAGAAGTATGCCGTGCCGGTGGCGGACGATGCCGCCGAAGACGGCGAGCTGCCGCCGGACGGGAAGCTGCTGCTGGAGCGGCAGTGGACGGAGGAGCAGACATACCAGAAGGTGGATACGAAGGCGCTGAAGGATCTGACGGGCGTGCTCAAGGACCTGACGGGGCTGGTGCGCGACCTGTACGGCATTCCCACGCAGGCGCAGGCCGAGGCGCAGCGCATCGCAGCCGAGCGGCTGGAGCTTGAGCGCAGGAAGCTGGACAGCGGCAGCAGCGCTCCGGAGGTGCTGGAGATCGTCGGCCTGCCGGAGGAATACAAGCAATGATTTTAGTGGACGCAAGCCAGATCAGCGGCAAGCAGGACGCTTTTTTGCGCGACACGCACCGGCACGTGGCCTACGGCGGCGCGCGCGGCGGCGGAAAGAGCTGGTCCGTGCGGACGAAGGCAAAGATCCTGGGGTGCGAGTATCCAGGGATCAAGATGCTGATCGTGCGCCGGACGCTGGACGAGCTGCGCAACAACCACGTTAAATTTCTGGTGCCGGAGCTGGCGGGCGTGGCGCGCTACAACCAATCGACCAAAGAATTCCGCTTTTACAACGGCAGCACGCTGGCGCTGGGGTACTGCGATACGGACAAGGATCTGGGGCACTTCCAGGGCGCGGAATACGATGTGATCTTCATCGACGAGGCCGGGCAGCTGATGGAGGCGTGGATCAAGGAAATCAACGCCTGTGTGCGCGGCACGAACGGCTTCCCGAAGCGCACGTACTACACGCTCAACCCGGGAGGACCGTCGCACGGGTACTTCAAGCGGCTGTTCGTGGATCGACGCTTCGAGGGGGCGGAGCGGCCGGAGGACTACAGCTTCATTCAGGCGCTGGTTACGGACAACAAGGCGCTGATGGCAGCGCAGCCGCAATACATCGCGGAGCTGGAGAACCTGCCGCCGAAGCTGCGCGCGGCGTGGCTGGAAGGATCATGGGACATCTTCGAGGGGCAGTTTTTCGAGGATTTTCGCACGGAGCCGGATCTGATGGCGGCGCACGAGGCTGGTGTGGACGCGGAGCCGGAAGAGCTGCGCTCGCAGCACAGGTGGTGCCACGTGATCAAGCCCTTCGACCTCGCTGCCGGAGCGTGCCGGGGATGGCACATCCTGCGCAGCTACGACTTTGGGTACGGCAAGCCGTTTTCGTGCGCGTGGTGGGCGATGGACTACGACGGCGTGCTGTACCGCATCATGGAGCTGTACGGCTGCACGGAGACGCCAAACGAAGGCGTGAAGTGGTCGCCGGACGAGCAGTTCAAGCGCATCGCAGAGATCGAAGACACGCACCCATGGCTGAAGGGCCGGAAGATCACGGGCGTGGCGGACCCGGCAATCTGGGACGCATCGCGCGGCGAGAGCATCGCGGACACGGCGGCGCGGTATCGCGTGTACTTCACGCCGGGCGACAACAAGCGCGTGCCGGGATGGATGCAGTGCCACTACAGGCTGCAGTTCGACGCGCAGGGATATGCGCGGATGTACGTCTTCGACACGTGCAAGGCGTTCATCCGCACGGTGCCGCTGATGATGTACAGCCGGACGAACCCGGAGGACCTGGACACGACGCTGGAGGACCACGTCAGCGACGAGTGGCGGTATCTGTGTATGTCGCGGCCGGTAAAGCCGATGCTGGCGGCGGAGGAAGAGCCGGTGCTGTCCGATCCGCTGAATCAGATGAAAAAGCCGGGGCGCTACGGCGCGATCTGGTGATAAAAACGGGAGGTAAGTATGGACAATATCGCTATCAGCGGCGCGCAGCCAGGCACGGAGGCGCAGGCGCTCGGCGGCCAGGTGATGCCGCCGGAGGACGTGATCACGCGCGAGCAGCTGCAGGAATTTTCCCGCGTGCTGCACGAGTACAAGGTGGGCAAGGCAAGCACCGAGCGGCGCATGATCGCGGCTGAGCAGTGGTGGAAGCTGCACAACCAGCCGGAGGAGGAGAAGGCCGGGAACCAGATGTACAGGGGCTTCCGCAGCCGGAGCTCGTGGCTGCACAACGTCATCGTCAATAAGCACGCGGACGCGGTGGAATCGTACCCCGAGCCGAACATCCTGCCGCGCGAGGAAGGCGACAAGCAGGAAGCGAAGATGCTGTCGGCAATCGTGCCGTGCGTGCTGGAGCAGAACGCATTCGATGCGACGTGGAGCGACGCGATGTGGGCCAAAATGAAGTACGGCACGTGCGTGTACAAGATCACGTGGGACAGCGGCAAGCTCGGCGGCCTCGGCGACATCAGCATCGAGCGCGTGAACGTGCTCAACCTTTTCTGGGAGCCGGGCATCACGGACATCCAGAAGAGCCGGTATGTGTACCACACGGAGCTGATGGACAACGAGGCGCTCGAGGAGCAGTACCCCCAGCTGCGCGGGCAGCTCAAGGGCAACGACTTTTATGCGTCGAAGTTTTTGTACGACGACAACGTGCCGACGGACCGGAAGAGCACGGTGATCGACGTGTACTACCATCGCGGCGGCGTGCTGCACTACTGCAAGTACATCGGCGACATCGTGCTGTACGCGACGGAAAACGATCCGGAGTACCGCGAGCGGGGGCTGTACGATCACGGGCTGTACCCGTATGTGTTCGACGTGCTTTTCCCGGTCGAGGGCTCGCCGTGCGGGTACGGATACGTAGACATCTGCCGCAATCCGCAGACGGCCATCGACAGCCTGGGCACGAGCCTCGTGCGCAACGCTGTGGTTGGTGCGACGCCGCGCTACTTCATGCGCGAGGACGGCAGCGTGAACGAGCAGGAGCTGCTGGACACGGAAAAACCGCTGGTACACGTGGACGGAAACTTGGGGCAGGACAGCATCCGGCCGATCGACTACAACGCGCTGCCCGGAAACTATATCAACGTCTGGTCGACGATGGTCAACGAGCTGCGCGAGACCAGCGGAAACACCGACACGGCGACCGGCAACGTGACCTCCGGCGTGACGGCGGCGAGCGCCATCGCCGCGCTGCAGGAGGCAAGCGGCAAGGGCAGCCGGGACAGCACGCTCGCGGCATACCGCGCGTACAGCAAGATCGTGAATTTGTGCATCGAGCTGATCCGGCAGTTTTACGATCTGCCGAGATCCTTCCGGATCGTGGGCGAGCTGGGCATGGAGCAGTTCGTATCCTACAGCAACCGGGGGCTGCAGCCGCAGGCGCAGGGCATGGCCTTCGGCGCGGACATGGGGATGCGGCTGCCCGTGTTCGATATCAAGGTCAGCGCCCAGAAGAAGAACGTGTACACCCGCGTGAGCCAGAACGAGCTGGCGCTGCAGTTTTTCCAGATGGGCTTCTTCAATCCGAGCATGACGGATCAGGCGCTGGCGTGCCTGGACATGATGGACTTTGACGGCAAGGACGGCGTGATGCAGAAGATCCAGCTCAACGGCGTGCTGGCGCAGCGGCTGCAGCAGTACCAGCAGCTGGCGCTGTCGCTGGCGCAGATCGCACGGCCGGACATGGTGCAGGGCATCGCGGCGGACATGGGCATCGCCATGCCGGCACAGGCGGGCGCAGGCGCAAACGCCGCGCCGAAGATGCAGGAAAGCGACGAGGTCTCCGGTATCAAGGCCGACGAGCACCCGACCGCTGCGAAGGCGCGGGAGGCGAGCGCGAACGCGGCCCAGCCGGGCGGCGGAGCCGTGGTCAAGGGGGGCAGCAAGGCATGATCGAGATCGTATACGACCGGATGCGGCTGCGTCTGACGGCTGACGGGCACGCGGGATTCGCCGAGGCGGGGCAGGACATCGTATGCGCGGCGGTGACGATCCTTGTGTACACGCTGGCGGCCGCCGTGGGCAACATGGACGCCGCCGGGCAGGCCCGCGGCTCGAGCGTGGAGCTGGGCAGCGGGCACGCAGAGATCGTGTGCGCTGCATCGCCGCGATGGCGCGCGTGCGCGAAGATGATCTGCGACCAGATCTGCGCGGGATTCGATATCCTGCGGCAGATGTACCCGGAGCGCGTGCGCTACGAGGTGCGCGGATAAAAAATTTTCAGGCAGACGGGCCGAGGGATAGAGAAAGCCCTCGGCCTTTTTGTATGCTGGAGGTGCGAGGGTGCAGGGGCTTTCGCGTGTGTACCTCCTTTCTTTTTCCCATTTTCCCATTTTCCCATCTCCTTTTCTCTTGGCACCCACGCAGCGGGAGACTGCTGCGTGGGCATCTATGCCGCTGCGAGGCGCGCTGCAGCGATGGACTGCAAGTGCCGGTGCAACTCCGGCTGGCGGCTGACAGGGTCGTGGCCTACCACAGATTTTTTTACGGAGGCATCCTTATGCGATTTGACATTCGGGCGCTGGCCATGCACGGCCTGCAGCTCTTCGGCGGCGAAGGCGGCGCGGGTGGCGCGGCCGGAGGCTCTGCCGGAGCGGGCGCAGGCGCAGATGGTGCGGGCGCTGCGGGCGTAACGGCTCCCGACGCCGGGGAGCGCATCCTGACCGGGCTTGGTGTCCCGGCGGACAAGATCAGCAAACGGTCGAGAGCGCGCGTATCCGCGATGCACCGTGACGACGGGGCAGCGGCAGAGGCGGCGCAGACGCAGGACGACGCTGCGAAGGGCACCGACGATGGGCAGAAAACGCCGAAACGCCTGACGTGGGACGAGATCATGGCAGATCCCGAGTACAACGAGCAGGCGCAGAAGATGATGCAGAAGCGGCTGGCAAAGTCGAAGAAGTCCGAGCAGGCGCTCAAGGACCTGACGCCGGCATTGGAGCTGATGGCGCGCAAGTACGGCATCGACGCAGAGGATATCTCCAAGCTGGACGTGCAGGCGCTGAACAAGGCTGTGACCGAGGACAAGGCGTACTACGAGGAGCGGGCGGACGAGCTCGGCATCCCCGTCGAGGAGGCCATGCGCATCGACCAGCTGGAGCGCCGCAACAAGATGCTCGAGCACCAGAACGAGCAGAGTCTCGAGGAGCGCAGACTGCAGGAGCACTTTGACGGGCTGATGCAGCAGGCGGTCAAGCTCAAGGAGACGTATCCGGGCTTTGACCTGCAGGCCGAGCTGGAAAACCCGGTCTTTGCGCGCCTGACAGCGCCCGGCAGCCTCATCAGCCTCGAGGATGCCTACTTTGCCGTGCACCGCAAGGAGATCCAGACGGCGGCGATGCAGGTGGCAGCGCAGAAGACCGCGCAGCAGATCAGCAACAGCATCCAGGCCGGGCAGCGCAGGCCGGCAGAGAACGGCAGCGCATCCCAGGCGGCATCCATTTCTGCCCCGACGACGATGTCGCGCGCGAGACGCGACGAGATCAAGCGCCGTATGCGTAGCGCAGCGGCGAACGGGGAGAAGCTCTATCCCGGCACGTTCTGACGACGTGCGGCGGCTCCTCCCGGACGAACGACATTTTCTGAAAGGGGAAGCTATTTTATGATGACCATTCTTTATTCCATGCTCGGTCTGCAGCTTTTCGCGGATGCGGGCACGCTGGTCAACGCGACCGGCAACTACGTCAACGCCTCGACCGGCACGACGACCGCCTTCTCCGGCACCAACACGCTTGCGCCGGAGCTCAAGACCTTCTACGACACGGAGCTGCTGGAAAACGCCCGCGCCGAGATGTTCTATGCCCAGTTCGGCAAAAAGCAGGCGCTGCCGAAAAACCACGGCGGCACGGTCGAGTGGCGCAAGTGGAACACCTTTGAGAAGGCGGGTAAGCTGACCGAAGGCGTGATCCCGACCGGCCAGAAGTTCGGCGTGACCAAGCTCGAGGGCAGCATCAACCAGTACGGCACGTACACCAGCATCACCGACCGCCTGGAGCTGCGTGCCTACGACGACGTGATCCTCGGCGCGACCGAGGAGATGGGCGCGAGCGCCGCAGAGACGCAGGAAAAGCTCATCCGCGACGCGCTGCTCACCAACACGAACGTGCTCTACTGCGACAACATCAGCGCGGCCGGCGCGTATATCTCCACGCCGACCTCCTGCGCGACGATGGGCGCTGGCGGCGGCACGAGCGCTGCTGACGGCTACGCCTATCTGACGCCGGACATGATCGCCAAGGCGGTCACGAAGATGAAGAAGGACCGCGTGCCGACCATCAACGGCAAGTATTACGCCGTGATCCATCCGTCCGTCGCCTACGACCTGCGCAAGTCCACCGAGTGGATCGAGGCGCACAAGTACGCCCAGCCGGACGAGATCTACAACGGCGAGATCGGCGAGCTGCACGGCGTGCGCTTCATCGAGAACACGTTCGCGCCTGTCCTTACCGGCACGGGCTATAAGAACAAGAGTGAAGGCGCGACCTACGCGACCTACTTCTTCGGCAAGGACGCCTTCGGCATCATCGATCCGGAGGGCGGCGCGCTGGAGATGATCGTGCACGACAAGTCCGAGATCGGCGGCCCGCTGAACCAGTTCAGCACCATCGGCTACAAGTTCGAGACCAATGGCGCGACCGTGCTGTACACCGAGCGCCTGCTGCGCGTGATGAGCACGTCTGCTTACAGCGCGACGGACGCCGCCAACTGAGGCGAAACCAATACGGCGGAGGCGCTGCGGCGTCTCCGGCTGATGTGAGAAAGGAGCGTACCCATGGCAACCGAAAAGAAGACTGAGGCTGCGGCTGAAAAGCTGCCGGATCCGTATGAGCTGGAGGAGATCTTCATCCCGCGCGCAGGCGCGAAGGAAGACCCGAACCTGTTCGTGAGCGTCAACGGCAAGAATTTCTTGATCCCGAAGGGCAAGAAGTCCAAGGTGCCGCGCTACATCGCCGACGAGATCCGCCGGTCTGAGCGCGCGCGGGACGCCTTCGAGGCGTTCGTGGACGAAGCGACGGCGGCCGCACAGCAGGCGGAGTAAACCCACGGGAGGCGGCAATCACGCCTCCCTTTTTCAGTATAAGGAGCAGAGACTATGACGATTTCGGACGCGATCACGATGGTGGACGCCCTGCGGCCGAACCAGTATTCGCAGGACATAAAGATCCGGTGGCTGTCGCGCCTTGACGGGATGATCTGGCAGGAAGTGATCCGCACGCACGAGGGCGGCACGGAGACGTTCGACGGCTACGGAGAGAACACGAGCATGAGCACGGAGCTGCTCGTCGGCAGCCCGTATGACGAGGACGTGTACAACAACTACCTGCAGGCCATGATCGATCGTGAAAACGGCGAGGCGGGCAAATACAGCCAGAGCATCACGCTGTTCAACGCGGCGTTCTCGCGCTGGCGCAACTGGTATAACCGCGCGCACATGGCGAATGACCCCGGAACATTCCGGTTTTGAGGGAGGGATGACAGATGCCGACATATCCGACGATTCAGGAAACGGCACGCTCGCAGCAGGTGACGGATACCTTCGGCGGCTACAACCACAACCTCAAGATCCCCGAGGGGGAATTTTATGAGATGGAGAATCTGTGCGGCGACGATTACCCGCTGTTGGCAAACCGTGACCGGCGCGACACGGTGCTTGGCAACCTGAACAACCTGAACGCCATGACGGTGCGAAACGGATCGCTGTATTACATTGCCGGGGTGGACAGCGACCCCGGCAAGACGATGACCGGGCTGTACTGCGACGGAGAAAAGGTGATGGAGCTGGCATTCACGGGGCGGAAAAAGCTCGTGAACATGGGCGCGTACCTGCTCATCTGGCCGGACAAGGTGTGGTACAACACGGCGGACGGCACGCACGGGAACATGGAGAAACTGTTTTCCGCTGCGGCCGGGACGTATCTGTTTTCGGAGACGAACGCCGTTTCCGGCCCGGACGGGCAGGAGACGACCACGGTCTATGCCATATGGCTGGTGGAGCCGTGCAGCCGGGACGGGAAGACCGTGTACACGACGAGTGAGACGCACAGCGTGACCTTCGGCAGCAACCGCACGGTGATGCAGGACGGGATCACCTACTACTATCTCAACAGCAACAAACCATCCGCGCCGAAAAACGGGGACGCATACATCGACAACGAGACGCGAACGCCATATGTCTACAGCGACACGGAGAAGGACTGGGTGGCGCGGGATGTGCCGGTGATGCGGCTCAAATGCAAGGGGATCGGCAGCGGCTTCGCGCCCGAGGACTATGTGAAGATCTCGTATGTGGACACGAGCACGGACTTCGGCCTGCTCGGCGGGGATAACCTTGCGGACGGTACGTACCGCGCGGTGCTGGCCGCTGGGGACGATTACCTCGTGCTGGACGCCTATGCGCCGAAGGTAGCGGTGCGGTATTACATCGACGAGACGCCGCCGGGCGTATACGTCAAGGCGGCGATGGATCTGCCGGATATGGACTACGTCATCGAGGCGCAGAACCGCCTCTGGGGCTGCAAGTACGGCACGGTGAACGGGAAACTTGTCAACGAGATCTACGCCAGCGCGCTCGGCCGCTTCGACATCTGGAAGCAGTACGCGGGCGTGAGCACGGACAGCTACGCGGCGTCCGTCGGCTCTGACGGCCGGTGGACGGGCGCGGTGAACTACCAGGGCAGCCCACTGTTTTTTAAGGAAAACCGGATGCACAAGGTGTATGTGTCCGCAAGTGGCGCACACAGGATTCAGGAGTACACGATGCGCGGCGTGCAGCCGGGATGTGCAAGGAGCCTCGCGGTGGTCAACGGCGTGCTGTTTTACAAGGCGCGCGACGGCGTGTTCGCCTACGACGGAAGCGGCGCGCCGATTGACGTTGGCGAAAAGCTGAACCTGAAAGAGCTGCACTGGAGCGGGAACATGAGCGCAATCGCTTCGGCGTGGCGCGACAAATACTACCTGTATCTGCAGATGAGCACGCCTCCGGGAAACCGGCTGCTGGTGCTGGACACGAGCCGGGGCACATGGTATCGGGAGAGCCTACCAGTAGGCGGTGTTGTGGACTTTGCAGAGCTGGAAGGAACGCTGCTGTGCGCGACGAGCGGAGACGTGCTGGAGATTGCGCGCGACCAAACGCTGGCCTTTCGAGCGAGCGGCACGACGGAGGGCACGGTGGCATGGAGCTGTGAGACGGGGCTGATCGGTTACAGCACGGTGGAGCAGAAATACGTCAGCCGGTTCAATATCCGCATGAGCCTCGCGCGGGATGCGTACATGGATGTGCTCGTGCAGTATGACTCCGACGGTGTGTGGCACAACCAGGGCCGCATCCAGGGCGTGGGAACGCGCACGTTCATGCTGCCAGTGCGGCCGAGGCGCTGCGACCACTTCCGCATCCGGCTCGAGGGCAGCGGGGACGTGCGCATCTACAGCTTCGCAAAGATATTCGAGGCGGGGAGCGATGTGTATGCTGACATTTGATTACCCGCAGACGTATGCAGTGACCGGCAGCGCAGAGGAGCAGCTTGCCCAGCTGCGCTCGTACATCTGGCAGCTCGTGGACGTGCTCAATCAGGCAGACGACGGGAACGAGGCTGGAATCGGCGCTGCAGATACTGCCGCGCTCCGTACAGAGCTGGAAAAGCTGCGAAAGGCGCTGCGGGATCTGGAAGCAAAGAGCGGGCACGGCCTCCCGAGCGGCGGAACGGCCGGGCAGACGCTGACGAAACTATCCGACAGCGACTATGACACGGGCTGGCGCACTCCGGCCGGCGGCGGGAGCGGCGGAGGCACAGTGCAGAGCGTCAACCGTGTGCTGCCGGATAACGCCGGAAATGTGCAGCTAACGCCGAAAAACGTCGGCGCTGTGGACGAGGATGCAGAGCTGACGATCCTCGAGATCGTGGAAATATGGAATAACGCTTAGGGGGAGAACTATGGCGACGAAATACGCAGGGCAGAACGCCATGAACAAGCTGATGCAACTAGTGAAAACGGCGCTCAACAACAAGGCCGACAAGACGGCGCTGGACGACAAGCTGGACAAGACCGGCGGCACGATCGCCGGAAACGTGATTGTTGAAGGAACGGTGGAAGCCGAAGGCAGCATAACCATACGCGAAGCGGGGAGCTTGGCCCACATAGGCTTGATGCCGTCCGGCGACAACGCTGCGAGTATCGTCAGTACGAGCAGCACAGGAAAGAGCGGCAACGCACGTCTCGTTGTTGGCACGCCGACCGGTGACAATGACGCAACGACGAAAGCCTACGTGGACAGCAAGATTGCGGCCGGTGGTGTGACCGTCGACGACTCCGTTTCGGACACGTCCACAAATCCGGTGCAGAACAAGGCTATCAAAGCAGAGCTGGACAAAAAACTGGACAAGAGCGGTGGGACGGTCAGCGGAAACCTGACGGTGACGGGGAATGTGACGTCCAGCGGCACAGTGGACGGCCAAATGATTTCCGGCCAGATCGTGACCGCGTATAGCTCCGACCACAAAAAACAAATCGCGCTGGAATGCACGGGGCAGAATGCAGGCCGCTTTTCGGGAGAAGTGAGCGGGGGCGTTCTGTATTACGCGCGTATGGCTGTCGCCACGCCGACCGACGATAACGATGCGACGACGAAAGCGTATGTTGACGGAAAAGTGGCCGGCTTGCAGACAGCCGATCAGGTGCAGACGGCGATCAACAGCGCGATCTCCGGCGTATATACGCCAAAGGGCTCAATCGCTTTCGCGTCTTTGCCGACGGCGGTGGCCGGGAACAAGGGCTGGGTGTACAACGTCACCGATGCTTTTACCACGACGGCAGCGTTCGTCGAGGGCACAGGCCATGCTTACGGCGCGGGTACGAACGTCGTGTGCGTGGACGCTGGCAGCGGCAGCTACAAGTGGGACGTGCTTGCGGGAACAATCGACCTGACAGAGCTGACGGCTGACGAGGTGCAGACGCTCTGGGATTCCATCTGAGGAGGGCTGGCCCATGCAGACAAGCGGAAGCGCGGCAATTAAGAAGCTGATCCAGCTTGTGAAAGCCGCAGTATCGGATGCGCTGGCGGAGGCAAAGGCGTACACAGATAACGCCGCAGCGGGCGGCGCGGACTACATTGTAGAACAAGGCTTGACCGGCAAGTGGCGGTGGCGTAAATGGGCGTCCGGCATCGCCGAGATGTGGGCTACTTTCGACTCAGACTCGCTGGAAATGACATCACAGACATGGGGGTCACTGTATACCGCATCGTGGATGGGCCTCGCAGCCAATAAGGCAGCACGCCGATATCCGTTTGCTTTTGTCGAAAACCCCGTCGTGTCTGCGACGCCAACGGTTGGAAGTGGCAACATCTGGCTCGCTACAAATACCGAAAACGACATAGGTACGCGCCTTACGCACGCCCCGGCATATCAGTGCGTGAGAGCGAACGACGCGATCGTTAAAGCCCCACAGATCAGCTACTATGTTGTGGGTAGGTACAAGTAAAGGAGGCAACGCATGGCAAAGAAAAATTACAACGGTGTCGAGTTTGACGACAGCGTGGATTATGCCGCGCTGATGGGGAAGGCTGCTGCTGCCGGGAACAACGAGAAGGCAGCCGTCCTGGAACGAAAGCGCAACGCGAAGATCCAGTCCGGCGGCATGGACTACGAGACGACAAACCAGTACGCGCAGTACCTGCCGAAGGTGGACACGCCGTATGACACACAGACGGACTACGCCGCCCTGATGGGGAAGGCTGCGGCATCCGGAGATTACACGAGCGCGGCCCGGTACGAAAAGCAGCGCAACGCGAAAATCAAGGGCGAGGGTCTGGACTACGAGACGAGCGATTATTACTCGAAGTACCTGCCCGAGAACCGGTACACCTATGACCCGAGCAAGAACGACGCATACCAGCGCGCGAACGATCAGGCGACGGAGATCTACGACAAGATCATGAACCGCGGGGAGTTCTCGTATGACGTGAACAAGGACAAGCTCTACCAGCAGTACCGCGATCTGTACGCGCAGATGGGGCGCGGCGCGATGGAGGACACCATGGGGCAGGCGGCGGCGCTGACCGGGGGCTACGGAAGCACCTACAGCCAGAACGCGGGGCAGCAGGCGTATAACGCCTACCTGCAGAAGCTCAACGAGGTCGTGCCTGAGCTGTATAATGCAGCCTACAACCGCTACAACCAGGAAGGTCAGAACCTGATGAACCTCTACACCATGGCGCGTAACAACGCCGACAGCGCTTACGAGCGAGACTACAACCAGTGGTACAACCGGCTGCAGCTCGAGCGCAGCGACGAGGACACGACCTACAACCGCCAGCAGACCGAGGAGCAGAAGAAGCTCACGCAGGAGGAGACGGATTACGAGCGCAAGCAGAACGCATGGAGCCGTCTGTCGTCCCTGATCACGACGACCGGGTACCAGCCGTCGAACGAGGAGCTGGCGGCGGCAGGTATGTCTGCCAACGAGGCGGCGTATCTGCGGCAGTATTACCAGCAGCAGAAGGCAGCAGCGTCAAATAAGAGTGGGGGGTCGGGCGGCGGAAGCAGAAGAAGCAGGAGCAGAAGCGGGAGCGGATACGGAGGCGGCGGAACGCAGCCGGGGCAGCCGGGTTCACCGTCTCCGTATGCACACAAGCCCGGCAGCGGGATCACGCACAACGACATCGACTACACGGACACGAGCGCAGTAAAAGACTCTGCGGCCGTGGCAGGCAGAGTGCGGGAGATGATCAACGAAGGCGTACCGATCGCGGACGTGAATACATTCATCCGCAGCGCGTCGGAAAACGGCCTGATCTCGGACGACAGCGCCCGCAGGCTGAGATACATGAATAACTCCAGGAAGTGAGGGGCACATAGATGACAGTCAAGAAAGCAGCAATCTCCATTGGCGATTGGCTCAAGAGCACGGGATTCTCCGCCGAGAAAACGCTTGCTTCGGCGCAGGAGCAGCGGAAAAACCTGCTGCAGCAGATGGACAACGCGAATGCATCGTATCTAACCGGCGAGAATCGCGGCGCGCTGCAGAACGCATTTAGCAACTATCAGGCGACCATGAACGTGCTTCGCGGCGCCGGCTATGACACCGGAAATGACGTCGACGTTCTGCGCAGAGCCGTGCACTCGTCCTTCGACTTCCAGAACCAGTTCAAGGACCAAGACGACTTCAATGTGTCGTATGCCTACCCGAAGAAATACAAGGGCAAGACCCGCACGGACGTGAATGCGGCGCTCGCGCAGCTCAAGAACACGCCGGGGGCCGAGGCGGAATATGACTGGCTGAACAAGAACCAGATGAATTACTGGTCTGCGGACGAGCTGAAGGCGCAGATCGGCGCGTGGCAGAACGAGATTTCCGGCATCGAACGGCAGCGCCGGAATATGCCGCGCATGGCAGCTGGGAGCACAGACGCAGACTATGCCAAGCGGCAGCAGGAGGCGCTCGCGCTCTCGGGGCAGATCGATGAGCGAAAAGCGAAGATCGGGAAAGCGCAGAGCCTGCTCACGCGGAAGACCTACGATGACGAGATCAGCAAGTGGGACACGCAGATGCAGAGGGCGCTCTCTGACTACAGCAAGGCGCTGAGTGTGAGCGAGAGCGCGAACACGGAGATGGCGATGGCCGGAAACTCCGCATTTGTCGTGCAAAACAGCGACTACGCCAAAAACGCGCGCAACACGGTGCGCAGCTTCGAGCAGCAGCTTCGTGATTACGGCTACAGTGACCAGCAGATCAACGGCATCCGCAGCTACGCGCTCACGCAGCAGCACGCAAACGAGGCTGCGGAAATGGCACAGCAGGTCGCACAGGAGGCCAAGGAGCATCCGTGGCTGGCCTCCGCCATGTCTGTCGGGACAAATATGATGGCCGGAGCGGGTGCGCTCGACATCGCTGCACAGAATGCGCTGAACGGGACGGACCCGTTTACGGGCGAAAAAATGGCCGTCGACCGCTATACGAAATCCATGGTGCCGAGCACGGTGACGAACACCATCCGCGGGAGCGTTTCCGAGGACATGAGCGGCATCGGGTCGTTCCTGTACAACACCGGCATGAGCATGGCAGACAGCCTGGCAACGCTGGCCATCGGCGGCGCGACCGGCCTGCACGGCGCGGCGGATGTGATCCTCGGCGGCGCGGCGGCATCTCAGGCAATCACGGATGCGTATGACCGCGGCGCTTCTGACTCGCAGGCCATGTCGGTCGGCCTGCTCTACGGAACGGCCGAAGCACTGTTCGAGCACATCAGCCTGGACAAGCTGCGTATGTTCCATACGTCGGCGGCCGCCGGGAAGAAGACCGCGAAGACGCTGGTTAAAGATATGCTCAAGCAGAGCTTTGTGGAAGGCAGCGAGGAAGTCTGCACGGACATCGCAAACGTCATCTCCGACGCGATCGTGATGGCCGACAAGAGCGAGATCAACCAGACGATCGCCGCCTATCAGGCAGACGGCATGAGCGAGGACGAGGCAACGCGCAGGGCGTGGCTTGACTGGCTCGGCCAGACGGCGCAGGACTTTGCTGGCGGCATGATCTCCGGCGGCATGATGACCGGCGGTGACATGGCGCTCAACGCCGGGATGCGAAACGCGAATTACCGCGAGACCGGCCGGCAGATCACGGCCAACGACTACGCGGACATCCTCCGCCGCGCTGCAGAGGAAAGCGGCGACGAAAACATCCGGAAGCTGGCTGGGAAGAAGCAGACAAACCGCAACACCGGCAAGCTCTACGAGGCGACACAGGAAGCAAATCTCACGCAGGCGGTCTCTGACCGCCTGGGTGCGCTCGGCACGCCAGAAAACGACGTGCAGGAGCTGACCGGCCTCGTGGTCAAGCAGATCAAGGGGCAGGAGCTGACGGGCAAAGAACAGCGGAAATTTGACGCCAGCAAGCAGGCACAGCGCGCGGCGAGCGAGTATGCGTCCCTGTTCACGCGGGATGCAGACCGGACCACGAACGCATGGGCGCGCAGCCATATGCGTGACGCAGCCGAGCTGGAGCGCAACGCGATCTATGGCGGGGCACGCAAGACTGACGCAGGGCAGGCGCAGACACATCAGGCGGAGAAGAACGCCGAGGTGCAGGTAAACGGTGAGACCGCACAGGTGCAGGCGCTTCGATATGACCATGATAGCGGAAGCGTGGAGCTGTCGGTGAAGGCAAAAAACGGCGATGTGCAGCGTGTTTCCGTGAAGGACGCCAAGCTGCCGGAGGGCACGCGCCTGCTCGCCGAGAGCGCGGAAAAATACGGCGATACCGCGCCGCAGATGTACGCCAACTACCAGAACGGGCAGGACGTGGAGCGCTACGCCAGCGCCTATGAGGTGGCATACTCTTACGGACGCGCTGGCGTGAAAAACTACGCTGTGCTCGAGAACAGCGGCGCAGCATCGTATCTGACACCGGAGCAGCGGAAATTCGCCTACGAGACCGGCCTTGCCGCGGCGCGCAGGGAATCGGACGCAAAGAGCGCGGCGGCCAAGAGCAGCGAAATTCAGGCCGGTAGCGTGACGCTGGAAGGCGGAAAGCTCGGAAACGTGACGCTCGCCGCCGTGAACACGGCCGGCCTGACGCGCAAGCAGACGGCGTCGATCGACGTGGCACGCAAGGTGGCCGAGGCGACCGGCGTGAACGTCGTGTTCTTTGAATCTCGTTCGGATGAGAGCGGGCGCTATATCGGCATGAACGGCGCATACCGCGATGGCACGATCTATCTGGACGTCAACGCAGGGAAGAACAACGTGGACACCGGCGAGACGGCCATCCTGAAGACGATGTCGCACGAGCTGACGCACTTCATCCAGCGCAACAGCGGCCAGTATGAAGCACTGAAGGAGTTTGTGGCGAACCATGTGCTTGAGAGCGGCGACAGCATCGAGCGCCTCGCCCGACAGAAGCTCGACAACGACTCGACCGGCGAGCTGACGATGGACGGCGCGATGGACGAGGTCGTGGCCGATGCGTGCGAGATGATGCTGCGCAACACCGAGGCCGTGCAGCGGCTGGCGAACGAGAACCGCAGCCTTGCCGAGAAGATCCGCGACTGGATCGGCGACTTCGTGAAGAAGCTGCGCGCTGCGTTCAAGGGAGACCGCGCGACGCACGACGAGGCGAGAGCCATGCTCGACCGCATGGTGGAGCTTCAGAAGCTCTGGGACGATGCGCTGGTGGACGCGGCGAAGACGAAGGTTGCAAAAGAAAACACCGCCGGGGATGGCAGTGTGCAGGAGCAGGCAAGCAAGACACAATACCAAATTAAGTACCCCAGATTCACGGAGAAAGACATTGAGAGAAATTCTGTTACTCTCCAGAGCATGAGCCCTGTTGAGCATCTTACAGGCGATGAGCTCGGGGCCAGAAACCTCCCTCTTAAAACGAGAGTTACAGATTACTTCAATTCACTTGGCAACAATGTCTATACAGAGCAGTTCGGAGATGTTGCGCTCAAAAATTCAAGCGTACACTCTGAATTCCGGCATGGAAACACTCTGAACAAAGTTGCTACATACGCAGCGATTCCTGCTGTCATGAAAAACGGATATGTTATTTATGCGAAGCCTAAAAATGACATGGGACTAGAGAGAATCGTTGTCGCTGCACCGGTAACTGTTGGAGAAAGCGCTGAAAAAATGTATGTGGCGGTTATGCTACAAAGGGATACGCAAAATCAAAGACTGTATCTACATGATGTGGTGACAGAAACAGAAAAAGAGCTCTCTGCAAGCAGCAATGAACACCTGAACACGACAGGGCCGAAAGCTACAAGCAAAGAACTCTATGCAACAAATATACTACTGGATGCGTTGCGTGTCAAGGGCGATGTTCGCGCTTCTGACGAGAATAGCAACACGGGCAATCCCGGAGGCTCGCAGAATCAGCGGGGAGTAAAGGAGAAATTCTCGCTGCGCGATAGCGCCGGAAATGCGCTGACGGCAGAACAGCAGGAGTTCTTCAAAGACAGCCAAGTGCGGGACGATGACGGGCGGCTCAAAGTGATGTACCGTGGCGGGAACGGTGACTTCACCGTCTTTGATCGAAGAAAATCCAAGCACTCCAACCTGTATGGACGCGGGTTCTATTTCACGGACAGCGAGAGCCACGCACAGCAATATGGAAATGCACGCGCATTCTACCTGAATATCCAGCACCCTGTTTCCACGACCGAGACTACAATTACCCGCATACAGATGCAGAAATTCCTCGACGCCGTGGCGGAAAACGAGGATGATTTCAGCTTTGAGAACTATGGCTATGGTGCGACAGTGGACAGCGTTCTCAACTCCGTTTACGGCAAAAGCGATTTTGCCATGCTCTACGATGTTGACCAGACGGCCATCGGGGACATGGTGGCGGCTGTGGAGCTGTTTAACGAAGTCAACGGAACGAACTATGACGGGCTTATTCTGGACACGGAAACGGTTGCGTTCCGGTCAAACCAGATCAAGAACACCACCAACAAGGCCCCAACCAGCGATGCGGACATTCGGTTCTCGCTGCGCGAATACAGCGAAGACGAAAAGAAACAGCATATCGCGGATGCGACAAAGTTTTTCGGAAAAACATACAAGTGGGCAGAGACCGGTTATCTGACACCGGGCGGTACAAAGCTGGACTTTTCCGGGCGGCACGATGGCGCACCTGGCGGCTACCGCACAGTTGACCACCGGGATATCAGCGACGCACTGGGCTTGGATTACGGCGGCGAGGACTACAGCGGCGCTATGATCCAGTTTATGCGCGAGGGCAATATCCGAATCGTGCCGGAAAACGGCGGAATCAACCTGATTGTGAAGCCGACGCAGCAGCAGGAGGACGCGCTGGTTCAGTTCGTGCAGAAAAATCGCGGAGAGGTTATACTGGACATTGACGACGCGAACGGCAACACAATCGCCAGCGTGGAATATGGCCGTGGGACGCGGTCGGCGACCGTGATCGGCGCGATCCGCGACTACTTTGACTATGGCGTTGTTCCGGAAAGCCCGGATGTGCAGTTTTCCGAGCGTGACGACACGCGGACAGACCGCGACGTGCTCTCCGATGCTGCGGACGGCGACGCGGCAAACGTGCGCGAGATGGAGATGCTGCGCGAGTACCGGGAGAAGCTGCAGAAATACAGTTCGCTCACGCGGAGGCTGGAACAGCAGCGCGAGCTTGCACAGAACGCGGAAAGCAAGGAGGAGCGCCTGAAGGCAAAAAACCGCGCGGACAACCTTGCCGCGCAGGTGAGCCGGGCGGACGCACAGCTCACGCGGATGCAGAACACGAAACCGCTGCGCGAGCTGGTGGCGCGCGAGCTGAAGACGCGCGACAGCCTGGCCAAGGAAAACGCCATGCTGCGCGACCGCGTGGAGTATTGGCGCGGCCAGACGCAGCGCACGAAAGAGGCGACCACGGACCCGAAAGCCGTGCGGGAAGCGGCGCGCGCGATCATCGAGCAGACGAGCAGCAACCTCGACGTGGATGAGGTGGCCGGGCGGCTGCAGGAGTTGTACGACGGCATCGCCAGAGGCAACGAGGCGAGCTACAGCGAGATCCGCGCGCAGGCCGAACAGCTCGCCAGCGACATCGTGAGCGACGCGACGGCTGTTGACGATGAGCAGTACCGCGAGTATGAAGACCTTCGGAAGTATTTCAAGAACCAGCAGCTCGTCGTGTCTGCGGCTGACCGCGGGGATATCCCGGACTTCGGGGATTTCCGGCGGCGGAACATGGGACGGATGCGGCTGAAAAACGGCGAGCGGACGAACGTTGACCAGGTTTATGCGGAGCTGAGCGAGATGTACCCGGAATTCTTTGACCAGACCCGCGAGAGCCAGCCGAGCGACCAGCTCTACCGCATTGCCGATGTGCTGGACGCGGTGTACTCCGTGAACGAGTACAACCCGAACGCACAGTATATGCGCGAAGCGACGCAGAGCGTGGGCAACGAGATCCTAGAGCAGTTTTTCGACCTGCCGCAGCAGAGAACGTTTGCCGACCTGCAGGCGAAGAAGGCCGACCAGCAGAAGACGCACTACCTCAACCAGATCAACGAGCTGCGCAAGGCCAATGACACGCGCATCGCGGAGCTGCGCGCGCAGAACCGGGAACGGCTGCAGGAAGCCGTGGCCAGAGAACGCGAGAAACGCGACGAGCAGATTGCGCGGCTGAAAGAGCACTATGACGAGCGGGACGCAGCCGATAAGGCACGTAGGGAGGAAAGCGCGGCAGTGGCGAAATACCGCCCGCGCATCGAGCAGAAGGCGAAGCGCCTGAGCGATTGGCTGCTGAAAAACAGCGACAAGGAACACATCCCGGAGCCGTTGAAGCTGGCGGTAGGCGAGTTCCTGGAATCCATCGACTTTACGAGTAAGAGGGCGCTGGACGGCGGCGCGCTGACGAAAAAGGACATTCGGCGTTCGCTCCGGTATACTGACCGGATGCAGAAGCTGCTGGACAGCCTGCGCGGGCAGAACGATGACGGGACGAACGACCTCGGACTGTATCTGGACATCCCGGATGGATTCCTCGAGGAGATGCAGAAGCACATCAACACTGCGTCCGACATCGTCAGCCAGAACCCAGGCGAGAACGTTGTAAACCGGATGAGCGGAGAGCAACTGCAGCAGCTCGACCAGATGCTCACGATCCTGACGCGCAGCATCCAGAACGCGAACAAGCTCAAGGCCAACGCACACTTTGAGACCGCGCGGCAGGCGGCACAGGCGACGGTGCTGGAGCTCGACCGGCTGGGTCAGGCCAAAGGCAGAACGAAGGCTGGGGAAAAGGCGGCCGGTTTCTTCAACTGGGAGAACACGACGCCGTACTATGCTTTCCAGCGCTTCGGCGAGGGCGGCAAGGCGATCTTCGAGGCGCTTTCCGACGGCTGGGACAAGATGGCCTTCAACACGAAGGCGGTCATGGACTTCACGGAGCAGACCTACACGCCGAAGGAAGTGAAGGCGTGGGCAAAGGAAACGCACACGTTTAAGCTCGAGAGCGGCGAGAGCGTGAGGATGACGACCGCACAGATGATGGCGTTCTACTGCCTGTCGAAGCGCGAGCAGGCCGCCGGCCATCTGCTCGGCGGCGGTATGCGCGTGGAGGACATCCAGAACAGCGGGCGCAAGGAAAACGTCAAGCAGCCGGATCCGTTCCTGCTGACGCAGGAGGACATCGCCGCGATCAATGGCGCGCTTACCAAGCGCCAGCGCGAGGTGGCGGACAAACTGCAGAAGTACATGAACGATCAGGGCGGCGCGTGGGGCAACCGTGTGTCGATGGAGCGCTTCGGATACCGCGCGTTCACGGAGGAGAACTACTTCCCCATCGAGACGATGGACTCCAACCGCGACGCGAAAGACCCTGGCGCGAAAGAGAACGACATGTTCCGCCTGCTGAATATGTCCGCGACGAAGAGCCTCGTCTACAAGGCAAACAACGCGCTCGTTGTACGCGACATCTTCGACGTGTTCAGCAACCACATGGCTGACATGGCGAAGTATGACGCGCTGGCGCTGCCGATCCTCGACGCGATGAAGTGGTACAACTACCGCGAGAAGCAGAAGCTCGAGAACGGCCACGTGCTCACGACGACGGTACAGCGGTCGATTGAAAAGGCATACGGCATGGATGCCAACAAGTATTTCACGACGTTCATCAAAGACCTGAACGGCGTGAACGAAGGCGGCCGCGGGGAGGGCTTCGCAAAGAAGATGCTCTCCAACTACAAGGTGGCGGCCGTGGCTGCGAACCTGCGCGTGGCGCTGCTGCAGCCGACGGCGTATGTGCGTGCGGTCGGTGTGATGAGCCCGAAGTATCTCGCAAAGGCGTTTACGGAGGGAAAGAGCGCCTACAAAGAAGCGGAGGCGAACAGCGGCATCGCGCTGTGGAAGCACATGGGCTTCTACGACACGAACATCGGCATGAACATCCGCGACCAGATCAAGAACGCCGGAACATGGAAGGACTCGACGGTCGAATTCCTCATGAAGGGCGCGGAATGGGGCGACCGGCTGACGTGGGGCCGTTTGTGGAACGCCTGCAAGGCGGAGATAAGGGACAAGCAGAAGCTGACCGGCGACGCGCTGCTGAAGGCGACGGCCGAACGCTTCCGCGAGGTCGTCTACTCGACGCAGGTGGTGGACAGCACGATGACGCGCAGCCAGGCGATGCGCGGGAAGAGCGTGTACGGCTCCATCTCGACGGCCTTCATGTCAGAGCCGACGCTGTCGTACAACCTCGTGCTCAAGGCGTACACGGACTACACGACGGAGCTGCGCACGACCGGAGACAAGAAAAAGGCGTGGAACAACGCCAAGGGCAAGGTCGCGTGGGCGCTGGCAACCTACCTTGTGTCTGCGGCCGCCTCCGGCCTTGTAGAATCTGCTGTGGACGCTTGCCGCGACGACGATGAGTACGCCACGTGGCTGGAGAAGTACCTGAACGCGCTGATTGGCGCAAACTATGAAGAGGGCAAGTTTTCCGGCGTCCGCCCGTTTGACAACAACCTGTTCAGCGACGTGGACATTCTCTCGAAGCTGCCGATCCTCAAGGATTTCATGTCCATGATCTCCGGGTACGGGAACGACCGGATGGACACGGAATGGATCAGCAACCTGATCGACGCATATCGGATCTGGGACGAGACAATCAAGCTGGCGACCGGGAAGCTGGATAAGCCGACGGACGTGACGTACAACGGCAACATGACGCTGTACGGAAAGATCTACAAGACACTCAAGGCCGTTTCGCAGGCGACCGGCCTGCCGATCAGCGCGGCGAGCCGCGAGGTTGTAACGCTCTGGAACACCATCGCCGGAGCTGTCGGCAAGGGCGACGAGTGGACGATCCATACCTATGACTCCGGGCCGGAGAGCCAGATCAAGTACGGCCTGATGGACGGTTACCTCACGCGCGAAGAGGCGCAGCAGCTGCTGGTCGAAAAAGGGCTCGCGGACAACGAGGATGATGCGTACTGGAAGGTTGACAAGTGGGAGACCGGCGAAGGAAAGTACGACGAGGCGCTCGCTGCGGTGCTCAGCGGCGACAAGGCCGCCTTCGATGCGCAGGCCAAGGAGCTGAAAGAGCACGGCATCGGCGAGAAACAGCTGCAGTCTGCGGTACGATCGCAGGCGAAGGAGTGGTACGTCGGCGACGACGACGGAAAACGCTCGATCACGAAGGAGCAGGCGCTGAAGATCCTGCAGCAGTACGGAGGGAAGGACGCCGACGAGGCGCAGAAGATGGTGCAGAAGTGGACGTGCGAGGTCGTGACCGGTACGGACTACGACGACATCAAGGATCTGTATCTCGACGGGAAGCTCACGCGGTCTCGCGCGGTAGACATGCTGGTGCGCTACGGCGGGATGAAGCAGGAGGACGCGCAGAACAAGATCGACACGGCCGACTTCGTCAAGGCGCATCCGGAATGCGACGGCATCAGCGTTGAGGCTGTGCAGAAGTACAACGAGCAGGCGAAACCGGCCGGTCTGGACGCGGGGACGTTCTGGGACGCGTACCAGTTCAAGAACGATGCAAAGACAACGTATGACAGCAACGGCAAGGCCATCAAGGGCCAGGGCACGATGGACAAGGTCGCCGCATACATCGACGGTCTGAACATCAGCAGAGAGCAGAAAAACGCGCTGTTCCTGTGCTTTTACAGCCAGAAATCGCTCGGGAAGATCCGCTGGAGCAATTAAATCTGCGGGAGGGATAGAAATATCCCTCCCACTTTTATATTGTAGAATCAATGGAAGGAGGCCACCGCATGACTATCACAATCGCAGACGGACGCGGGGCGCTGTGGCAGTGGGACACCGGGCGGCGGGTCAAGATCACCGACGGCAACGGCGTCAAGCAGATCCATTATCAAAATAAGTGCTTTGGCCGCAGCGTGGACGTGGACGTCGGCACAGACGGCACGGCCATCATCCCGGACGAGCTGCTGCAGGACTGGCACACGCTGACGGCCTACGCCTACGTCACCGACGACACCGGCGCGTACACGATGGTGCAGCAGGATTTTGCCGTCCATAAGCGCGGCAAGCCCGCCGACTACGTCTACACGCCGACGGAGCAAAAAACGCTGTTGGATATCCAGCGCCAGATCGGCGACCTTGCCGACCTGACAACGGAGGCAAAGGACACGCTGGTGGCTGCTATCAATGAGGCGGCACGGACAGGCGGCGCGGGAAGCATGGCCTTGCGCGTATCGGACGGCTACGTGCAGTACAGCACGGACGGCGGCAGCACGTGGAAAAATTTGATCGCCGTGGCCGAGCTCAAGGGCGCGGACGGTGCTCCGGGCAAGGATGGCCCTGCTGGTGCTCCCGGCAAGGATGGTGCAAAGGGTGATCCCGGTACACCCGGCAAGGACGGCCACAGCCCGGTGGTAACGGCCACCAAGTCCGGCAAGACAACGACAATCAGCGTGGACGGGGCGGCCATTGCCACGGTCGAGGATGGCGCAGATGGTGCGCCGGGAAAAGACGGCGCTGACGGGCAAAATGGTGCGCCTGGTGCTAAAGGCAAGGACGGCGTCACGCCGACGATCGGATCAAACGGAAACTGGTATCTCGGCGCGACCGACACCGGCAAGCCGTCACGCGGAGAGACTGGACCGCAAGGCACACCCGGAAAGGACGGCGTGAACGGAGAAACCGGCCCTGCTGGCCCTGCTGGCCCGCAAGGCCATGCCGGGGCTCCCGGTAAGGACGGCGCGCCCGGTGCGCCGGGCGCGCAGGGCGAGAAAGGCGAAAAAGGCGAAAAGGGCGACCCCGGCACTCCGGGCGCTGCCGGTCACACACCCGTTAAAGGCACGGATTACTGGACCGCGGCAGACAAGCAGGAGATCGTAAACAACGTGCTTGCGGCGCTCCCGGACGGCACGGAGGTGAGCTACTGAGATGAAAAAGCTCTACGAAGAAACCGCCGTACAGGACATTGCAGCAGCTATCCGC